GGCAAATTGCATAATATTTATTTGTTCACAGAAAGCGCTGCGGAGCCCGAGTCTCAATATATTTTGAGTAGATTCAAGAATCTACCTCAGCAAGATATTATAGAAGATAAATGAAAACAACCCTTTTATTTTGCTCTAAAACTGAAAATGAGCACGAACTTACTAAAAAGCACGGTAAGTATAATATTTTAAAATCATCTCGTATTAGTGATGTAACTGTACAGGCTAAATTTAATAATACCACATCTTTACCTGTAGTATATAATTCTTTTCTTAACAGTAATACAGAAAACGTGGTATGTGTACACGATGATCTTCTCATACGAGACCCTAACTGGCTAGAAAAACTTTTAAAAGCCTTAGAAATTTACGATGTGGTCGGACTCGCCGGGGCTAGTGGTGCTATAGTTAAGCCGCCTTGTTTATGGCATTTAATGTGCCCGAGAGAGTCCTTTAGAGGTACAGTGACGCATGTTGCAGAAAACGGAACCGATACTTTTGTAACAAATTTTGGTAAGCAAGGGCGAGTTCTTATTCTAGACGGTATATTTTTAGCTTTTAATTGTAAAAAAATTAAAGAAGCAGGGGCTTATTTTGATACAACTAATCCTTGTATAGCGCATTTTTACGATATAGATTTTTGTTTGACCTGTAACAAGCAAAAATTAAAATTAGGTACTGTTAATATTGATGCTGTGCATTGCTCCCCTGGACTTAAAAAATATACCGACGAATGGTATGCCGGGCAGTCCTGGTTTTTACAAAAATATACAGATGGAAAATACTAATTTATAATTTATTATATAGTTATGATCATTAAAGACCAAAAAATGTATGACGGCTCTTTTATACACAAGCGTTTCGCTTATAAGTATTTTAGAGATAAGACGCTCGCGATAGGCAATATTGTATCTTTTACCGCTCCAGTAGAAGTTACACTGAATCTCATAGATCTTGAAGATTCTCTAGAAAAAGACTACATTTATAGCGAAAATATGGTGAATTTTTGCTGGGAAATACCTAACCTCGAGCCTTTTGGAGCAGTTTGCTTTCAACGTCTTTTTAATACGTCTGTAGCTAATATCCTACATGAATATATTAATAAGCCAATCGAGATGAAGGGAGATGATATTATTGTTCATGCTGAACATAACCAAGGTGGTATTACACAGTCAAAGGGTAAGGCGTCAGTCAGTATTACCTATGCAAAGGACAATGTAGCTATTGGACATACAGGAATAAACATTACGGCAGGTAAGAGGGCACCGGCGTTTGCGTATAGTACTAACCTGACCCCAGAGCAAAGCGAAAACTTTCAGCTAAAAGTACACAAACTGTTTTATTCTATGGTAGATAATATCTTTGTTGCTACTTCTAAGGTTATTGTTTAATATAAATTGCATCGCCCCACTTTAGATCAGTAATCAGCCCTTCCACTCTTTTGAATTTAAAAGAAAATAGATAGGCATCGATGTATTCTACAGTGGGGCAATTTTCGTACAGCTCATCGATGTTTATCTCTGTATAAATTAGCCTAGTATTGTTTAGTAAATTACCTAGACCTTTCAATACTTCGAGCTCGTACCCTTGTACATCAATATTAAGCATATCTATATGCAATTCATCAGGTAGAATTTCATCCCCACGTCTTACACTAAGAGTCTTACCAGTATTAAAATATATTTGTGGATGGACCTCTAGATGCACTTTAGGAGGCAAAAAACTACTACTCTGGCCTCCGTTAAAAATTGTCTTTTCTTCCTTTCGTGACCCTAAACCTATAGGAAAAATTGCAATATCGATTTCGTTTTTGTGTTTTTTGCAGTTTTCTACTAACTCAGCTATAGCTTCTTCCCGAGGCTCAAAAAAGTAAATCTTTTTAACACCGAGTTTGCTGTAAAATTCAAGTTCTTCTCCAATGTTAGCCCCTACATGTACAACTGTTTTTATATTAAGCTTTGAATAATCGTAATGAGTTATTATCATAAGATATATGTTTGAGTACTTAAATAGCATTCTCTATAAGTCTACAAAAGCTTCGATTGATATCGCAAATTTAGATGAAAATTCTGAATTTCAGCCGTACCTTATACAAAGATGGTGTTCAATGCATTCCCCGTCTCTAGCGCATATAATTAACGAAACTACTAACACGTACTGGGCGTCACTTGATACAAACAGTGCTTGGTATATGTCGTTGAATAGTATTATACCTAAATGCAGTTTTAAAAAGATTGCTTATATTAAGAAGGCGAAAAAAGAATTAGACAGCAAAGAGAAGGAATACCTGCAAAAAATTGCAACTTCGCTTGAAATTTCTAATAGAGAGCTAATTAACTACGTAAAAGACTTTAATTTAAACATAAAATCTAATGACTAACGAAGCTCTAAAAAACAAATACAAAAACCTTAGTAAAGAAGATAAAAAAATCGTTGATCAAACCAACGAAGATATTGATACTGATAAGGTTAAAGGACTAGTACGTATTGAAAATCATTTAACAAGCGATCTTAATCTAGCTGGTTGGAAGCTAGTACAGGTACTTGATGATATCTTGATGTGTCAGTTTGCTGATATTAACGAAGACGGTACCATGATAAAACGTGGAGAATTGTGGGTACCTATTAACGCCGTTCATCAAGCCTGGCGAGTAGCTAAGGTGCTTCTTGCTGGTCCGGCCGCAAAAGTTAAGCCTGGTCAGTATGTTATCTTTCCAAGTACCTTTGGTATGCGTGCAAGCAATATAAATAATTTAAAGCATATCGTTTTTCTCAACGAAGATCGTATTTTCGGTGTTGCAGAACAAGAGTCTAAATGAAACTATCGCAAGGAGGCCTGGTACAATTACTAAATAGTAACGCTGTTGAGCTAAAATTTAACAGACGCCGGCCTCTCTTGAATAGTACTACACGAAGAATGCTCGCCACTAACGATACAAATTTATTAATGAGCCCGCAAGGTAAGATAGCATTAAACTGGCACGAAGCGCCAGGCAATCTTCGATTTGATCCAAGTAAGAAAGGGCTAGTGATGACATGGGACATTTTTATGCAGGCGTATCGGTTGATACCCACAGAAAGCGTGGATATTGTTAGTGTAATAAAGACATCTCCACCAGATGAATTCTGGAAATACTTTAATAATGTGCTTGCTAAGATGACTCCGAGCGATAAACAACAATTTATGAGTCAATGACCGAAAAAATTGACAATTTAATTAAGCCGTTACTTCAAAAAGAGGTAGTTTTTGCATTTAAGCATAAAAACTATAAGAAGGGCCGGCTTTTTTTATACAAATTATCCGGTAACTACCTTTCCTTTACAGTCTTAACAGAAAAGAAAAAAGAAACTTTTGAAATACCTTACCCTTTTTCAGTTTATACAAAAAATAATGCGGTTTGTCTAGATTACACACTGGAATCCCTATCTGAAAAGGATTTTTTACTGCTTATCGCCCTAAAAAGCGTGAATAAAATTAAAAATTGCAAATTTTACGACAATATTTTGTTCGTAAAAACTGTTTAAAAAAAGCATTACGCCTATATACTTGTCTTTCTTTTGAAAATGAAGATCGACAACCCAATTCTAAGCTATTTTCCGGATAATTTCACGCCGCGGGAGCAACAAATAGCGGGGTTACAGCAAATACACGATGCGATCAACTCCGGAGAGAAATTTATCATTGTTCAAGCGCCTACTGGATCAGGAAAATCTTTTTTTAGTAAAACTTTAGCTAACACCACCAAGACCTGCCCTGGAGAATTAAGAAAATTAATTGAAAATTACACCGCTTACGACGAGTCTTATGTTGAATCATGCAAGACCTTTAGTTCGTTTGGGGCGTTTGCGTTGACCACGACTAAAGCGCTTCAGAATCAGTACAAGGACTTGTTTGAACATGCAAATATTTTTAAGGGCAAGAGTAATTACCAGTGTGAAATCGATGAAAACTTCACAGTGGATCTAGCACCCTGTGTAATTTCCTCTAAACTCAAAAAGCAATGCTGGACAGACTGCGTTTGCCCGTATTACGAAGCGCGTAATGAAGCATTAGCTAGTCAATTTGCTGTATTAAATTATGCTTCTTTTTTCAATCTACCGGATCATCTAAAAAAACGGCAAATTTTAATATGCGACGAGAGCTCGGAAGTAGAAGATGAGATTATCAAAAACTATTCTGTCAGTATAAACTACAAGCAATTTGCTTTTTTAGGTATAGAAATAGAAAAACTTAAAACCGAAGAGCCTAAAAAAGTGATAGGTTGGTTAAGTGATGTGCATAGTTCTGTAAAAGAGGCTGTAGAGGTGTATAACGGGAGAGCGCGCTACGAAAAAAATAAAATTGAACTGTCTAAGCAGCAGCAACGTAAAGATATTGCCGAAGCAATCAGCAATACAATCAATCATTGGGACGATGCACAGTATGTTATTGAAAAAGATGCAGAAAAAGTACATATCACGCCTTTTAAAATTGACAAATTAAGCTCGTGTCTGTTTGATCATGCAGAAGTTGTTATACTAATGAGTGCAACTATAGTCGATAAAGATATTTTTGCTAAAAATTTGGGTATAACTAAGTTTAAGTTTATAGAAATACCTTCTACTTTTGAACCAAAGAAAAGCCCTATTTATTGTCATAACAAATATCCGTTGAGCTATAAAACCTTAACCACTAATCTACCTAAGATTATTGACTTAATTGAACAAATAGCTGAAAACCACAAAGGGGAAAAAGGCATTATACACACCCATACTTTTGCGATTACCCAAGCTCTTCAGAATCGTTTGCACGGTAAACGATTTTTGTACAGAGAAGAAGGAACTAATAATGAAAGTATAGTGAGAGAGCATAACCTACGTACAGATGACACAGTTTTGGTCAGTCCTTCTCTAACTATGGGGCTAGATCTCAAGGGAGATTTAGGAAGATGGCAAGTTATAGTTAAGTTGCCATACCCTTCTTTAGCAAATAAGCGAGTAAAGATGCTTTTTGAAAAAGAACCGGATTGGTATAAAATGAGAATGTTCGTTTCTTTAATACAAGCAGCCGGTAGGTGTACTAGAACTAAAGAGGATGAATGTGTAACTTATATTCTAGATGGATTATCAGGTAAGACTATAATTGAAAACCGTGATATTTTACCAAAACATTTCTTAGCCCGTGTGATGTAAGTAATAATGTGCAAAACTACACGTACCATTGGGAAGTAAAGGATTTATTAACACAGTTTCTACAAGCGTTTGACGGTGCTATTGTTAAGCGGTACGATGCTGCGCGAGTGTCAGGTGGTAACGTGGGGGTAAGATATGTTTATTCCCCCAAACAAAGGGTTTTATTTGATTTGGTAGACAAGGCTCAACACATCACTTTACCTGCTGTCGCGTTTTATATTTCCTCTATATCCCGAGACAATAGTAGAGTTTTTAATAAACTAGAAGGGCAGTATTATAACGATTCTTCTGATTATAGTAAAAGCCAGCACGGGCTACAGCCTGTACCGATCAATATAGCTATTAATATTAGCATTTTAACAAAGTTTCAGACAGATATGGATCAGATTCTGAGTAACTTTGTCCCGTATAGTGATCCGTATTTTATTATTTCTTGGACTAGAGACGGCATGCCGTATAAGGAGATTAGAACTGAAGTGCTATGGTCAGGTAATTTAGCTATGACCTACCCTATGGATTTAAACGCTAATCAACCAGCGCGGGTCGTATGCGATACTTCGTTTACAATAAAGGGTTGGTTATTTAAAAAAGATGCCGATGCAACGGGCCGTATTTTTAAGATAGAAAATAATTTTTATGCAGTTTCTTCTGTACCAAACCCTTATGATGTAGCATCTCTTACAAAAATACAAGCGGCTCTTGCAGGGACAGATTATTTAGAGACATTTACTGTATCAGCTCGTCCTCAGCCTCAGTATATTTCAAGATCATTTACCCCTGTTGGTTTATCAGGTAGCGCGGATATATTTGGAGACATGCTAGGTTATACCACAGCTGTCTACGTTAGTGGAGCATCAGGAATGTTTACTAATACAGAGACGGTTTCTACGTTTGCTACTATGCCGAGCCTATCAGCACAGTACCCAGTGCTTTATAATGTAGCTTCTGCATTAGAATATATAATTTATACTAATAATAAAATTGTTGTCTCTTACCCAGCGCCGCTATTACCAGGTACTTTCAGTATAATTATCTTTAACGAAGCTGGGTACGCCAGTATACAGCTGCCGCAAACCACTACAACTACAACTAGTACAACAACTACAACTAGTACAACAACTACAACTAGTACAACAACTACGACAAGCACCACTACAACCACCCCCCCTCCAGGAATATACGCTTCAACCAATTCAAGTGGAGATCTAGTAGTTTCTCTGTTTAGCTATTCTTTAACTGGAACTAATACAGGGTCTTTAGCAACTAGCGCATGGAAAAACGTATACGAAATCGGTGGTCGTTATCTTTCAGGCAACCTAACCGGAGTGACTGTACAAGCAGAATTAAACTCCGCAGACGACGTAGATGTATGGGCAAACGACTTGCAAGTTAGCGTCTTATCTGCTACCCCACCTTTCACAGAAGTTCAAGACTTATACTTTGAGGTAGGAGGCACTAACAGTATTGTGAATTTATACAGCTATTATTGGTCTACAGGAGATTCTCCTACTACACCACTCGGCCCCGAGACGTTCGTTTTAAGCGCTGGCTCACTAGATAATCCAACACCAGCCCCTACTGTAACGTTTACAGATTTTGTATCTAGTACAATAATCTATATAAGCAACGGATTTATACCAGGATACGATCCGGTAGGTAACTGGACAGGCACTATTACCTTTCACGGCGTAACTATGGCTTCACCGTTATCTGCTACCCCGCCATAAACTGTATACACGTACTTGTTAAGAGGGTAGACTATAGGGCTATAGACTGTAAATATATTTAAATGGCTGACCAGAACAACAATTACTTTTCAAAGGCTTTTAATAACTTTGTATCCAAACTCCCTTATAGCGGAAATGCTACAGTAATAGATAATATACAAGAGTTAAACCCTAAATTCTCAACATTTTATAAAGTCGGAGCATCAGCTCAAGAAAAGATGCTCCGTCAGTCTGTTTCGGTTGTCCAGGACCCTAATAACCCGGTTTCTAATCTTCAGGGAGTTATTATTGATAAAGGCTACCACGATTATCTGTATGCATTAATCGATACTGATAAAGTAAAAAGATTAGCCGATTATCGTATCATGGCGTCTTATGCAGAAATTAGCCATGCGCTAGACGAAATGTGTGATGAGATGTTAGTAAAGGATGATAACGGTAATTACGTAAACATAGATATTGATGAAAGATTTGATGATGTCATTAAAAAAGAATTACTAAAAAACTTTAATCATATTATTGAATTATTCAATCTTGAAAATAAAGGTTGGGAGTATTGTCGCGCACTTCTTATAGATGCTGAAGTTTATTTTGAAAATGTAATAAGCTCTCAAAGAAAAGAAGCTGGTATTATAGGTCTAGTACAAATACCTACTGAACATATCAATCCTATTTTTGATAATGTACAAAATATGATCATTAAAGGATTTTTACTTCGCAAGCCGGTGCCAAAAGACGACCCGGCTCGAGGCAATCCTAATAGAGGCACCAATCGCGGACCTTCTGGCGGTCCTATAAAAGACGATTTAGAATTAATTCCTTTAGATAGACATCAAGTGACGTATTTTCATTCTCATATGTGGAATGAAAACAAGACTATCAGATTACCTTATTTAGAAGTTGCTAGACGCGCGTATAAACAGTTATCGTTAATTGAAGATAGTATCGTTGTATATAGACTAGTCAGAGCGCCAGAGCGCTTAGCTTTTTATGTAGATGTAGGTAATATGCCAGCTGCAAAAGCAGAGGCATATTTAAAAAGACTAATGCAAAATTATTGGTCTCGTAGAACCTATGATTCCTCTCAAGGCAAATCCGTAAACATATACGATCCGCAGAGCATGTTAGATAGCTACTGGTTCGCTAAGCGTAGCGGTTCAGACGGAACAAAAGTAGAAATGCTTAAAGGCGGCGAAAATCTAGGCAAGTTAGAAGACTTAAATTATTTTGTTAATAAGCTCTATAAGGCTCTAAGAGTACCTACAAGTCGTTTAGATCCTCAGACTGGTTTTAAAGATGGAGCTGAAATTTTAAGAGAAGAATTAAAATTCTCAAAACTTATTGGTCGTTTTCAACGTCACTTAGCAGCTACTATAAAAGAAACATTTATAACACATTTAAAGCTTAAGGGGTTGTGGGACGAATATAAATTAAAAGAAGGAGATCTGTACATACACTTCAATGTACCATCTCACTTCGCTGCAGTAAGAGACCAGCAATTAATAGAATTAAAAACAAAAAATATTTCTAATTTAATCGGTGCTGCTGATAATATTTCTAAAACTTACACTATTAAAAAATATCTTAACTGGAACGACGACGAACTTAAGACAAACAGAGAATGGCTTAAAAAGGACGCAGCTCTCGAATGGGAAATTAACCAGATCAAGACACTCGGCTCTAACTGGAGAGATGTACTTGCAACTGGCGGCCCGGCAGGTCAAGGTGCTGGCCCTGGTGGCGGGCCTGGTGGTGGCTTACCAGGTGGTATACCGGGGTTCGGTCCAGGACCAGGACCGGGCGCCGAGGGCGAAGGAGAAGCTGGTGGTGGAGAAATTCCACCAGGAGGCGAAGTACCACCGGGAGGCGCTGGAGCAGGACCGGCTCCGGTACCGTCTGGTACGCCTAGCGCTCTTCCAAAAGCTTAATTTAGCCCATAAAGAATAACGGCGGCTCTTGAGATTCAGAAGTGCCTGTCATTAATTCTTTTTCAAGATCGGCTTTTTCTTGTTTACCCTGAGACATTAATTCTTGGTACTGTAAAGTACCGGAACCGAATAATTGAGTACCTTGATATTTGCCGCGAGTGTTAGCAATAGATATTTTTATAAGAGCTTTTGCATATTCCATTACCCAACGCTCTTTAACTAAATCTTTAATCGGACGCTCGAGATAAACCCCTATAGCAGCATAATATGTACCATCGTTATTAATAATCGGATCGGGAGTAATTCTCAATACCTGTGTACGTGGATCAAATCTACAATACTTTTGCATTGCAAAGAGCTTTTCTCTTGTCTTAAGCCAATCTTTGAGAACGTGCCAGGTAATAAGATCGAAAGCTTTACTGCCAAGAGAATATGCAAAATGCATTTGCTGTGCTAGGCTCTGCTCAATAGTGAAAAGAGTATTAACGCCATCATTAGTACCTTCAACAAAATTATATATACTAATACACTTTCTATAGCTATCTAAATCTCGATCCCAACCAGATTGAAAAGTAGATGTTAAGGACGCCACGTCAGGGGTATTATTAATAAGAGTATCAATTTTTATCCCCTGATTAGCAGTATATAGGCTGCTATCAAATAGTAATATTTCTTCAGTACCAGGTGTGAAACGAGTAAATTGCTCGATAGCATATGCTATCATGTCATACGCAGCATTACATGCAATTTCAAGATTAATTAAAGGCGCGCCTAATTGAAAGAAAATACGTTCCGCGAGCATATCGTAGCTCTGGATACGGTTGTTTAAATTTGTTGATAAAAAGGCTGATGGGCCAACTGTAGAAGTAGATAGCGGCATGCCAATACTTAGTCGATATTCAACACCCTAGCTAAGGTTTTCACTACTACTTCCGGCCCAACAAAAGCATCTGCTCTATACGTAACACTTTCATGCCACCAAAATAGAAACTGCTCCTTACGAAGATATTTTTTATCTTTTAAAAGATTAATATTAGTTGGATAGCCAAAATGACTTGGATCAGATTGACCAAATAAAACTATACCGTTAGGTATTTTGTAATAAGTACAAAAATGCTGAAAGAAGTTATCTACAGACAGCCACGCATTACAGGTCTTAGCTAGTTCTAACAAGTCTTTCTGAGAGTAGTTATGTGCAACTGAATCGACTCCTTCAATTACTTTCTCTTCTTTTACCCCGACCTGTACTATCTCTATTTCTGGTAATTTTTGTTTTAGCAATTTTACCACTTGATCCCAGTAGGGATAGTTTTTAGGATTAGGCTTATCTACAGGTAGTTTTTGAGAATAAGGACTAATTAAAATTTTCATAGATACATCTTTCTATACGCTTGTGCAAGGTTACCTTTAAATCGATTTTCAGCCATGAATTTATATATACTATGATCATCAGGCTTAATATATCCAGCAATATCAGCCATACTTAATATTTTTACGTTAGGTATATCTATATCCCAAAATACATCTTGGAAACATGCCCCAATAATTATTTTTTTGTTTTTGTATTTGCCTGCTATTTCTGCTAATACGCTTTTAAAAGCATAATGATCTCCGCGACCGCTATCTAGGAAAATGAATTTTGCTTCTTGCGTTTTTATATTCCATTCTTTCAATTTTTTATGGAATATTTTTTCGTCGCTGTCAAATAGAGCCATGTCGCTATGGGAACGTATTCCACCGGCTCCGTATCTCATATGCCATGTATTTAATCCGCATATAGCTAACAGCTTCCAACCGGCACGGACCATCTCATAAGTGAATAAAGTTTCTTCTCTATGTCCTACTCTCGAAAGTTCTAGATTATAGCCGTGCTGTGCAGCTTTTCTTCTATATAAGAAAGTACTACCCTGTAGATGATCGACAGACATTACTTGTATCTCTTTTAAAGCATTCCACTGTACATTCAACCCTATAAACACATCTTCTATAGCATTAGAAGCTATTTTACTGTTGTATAATTGCTTAGGATCCAATATGGATGGACCAACGGCTCCTATTTTTGGATCAGAAGTTATATATTTATACAAAGTTTCTAACACGTTTCCAGGCAGTATATTGTCGTCGTCAATACGCCAGATAAACTCTTCTTCTCCATTTAAACGAGCGGTTTCATGGTTAAAAACTTGACCACGCCGGCCGCCTGGTAGCCAAAACCACTCGATGCCAGAATTAACTAACCCGTTTAGTAAGTTATTATAAATCTCATTTTGCCTGGGATCTTCTAGTTTATCGTTATCGTCATAAATTATAAACTTGCAAGGTTTATAGGTCGAACAAAGAAGGGATGTAATTACAAGAGGTAGAGTTGTATTAGTTCGATTCTTTGTAGAAACAGTAGCAACAACGTCTTTTAAAATCATTCTTATATTTTATCTGGTAACTAAGAAATTACCAGTATCGGCATAGCTTTTCACAGCGGATTGCATAAATATAACTAAATGCTACTTAAATTAATAACTCAAACCCCCATAACTGAAGGGCTTGATTATCTTATAGAAGAAGGTAACAAAGACAAACCTGCTAATATTTTTGTATCTGGGGTGTATATGGTAGCAGACGAAAAAAATAAAAATAATCGTATATACAATTCAGAAGAAATGGCTCAAGAAGTCGCACGCTATAATCAAGAGTTTGTTGCTACAAATAGAGCCTTAGGAGAGCTAGAGCACCCACAAAGCGCGTCTGTAAACAGTGAAAGAGCGTGTCATTTAATTACAGAGCTTCGTATGGACGGTAACTTGGTAAAGGGTAGAAGTAAAATTTTACGTACTCCATTGGGAGAAATAATGAGATCTCTTATTCTTGATGGCGTAAAAATGGGTATGTCTTCAAGAGCATTGGGTTCCCTTGAGGACCGCGGCGGCGTAAATTATGTAAAAAACATGAAGCTAATTTGCGTAGACGCAGTAGCCGACCCTTCTGCCCCGGGAGCCTTTGTGAACGGCATTTTAGAGTCTAAGTCTTTTATAATAAGCAAGGATGGTCGCTTTGAAGAAGTATACGACACTTTAGAAGGTAAACTAGCTAATTTGCCACGTAAAGATGTTGATAGTTATCTTAAAGAGCAAATTGTAAAATTTATCGAAAGTCTATAATATGAATGAAAAAAAATTAATTACAAATTTTATCAAACACGTTGCCGGTAATGATTTTTCAACTGCAAACAAGTATTTACGCAGCGTTATAAACGAAAAACTTAAGAATCGTATACGTAAGGCTAATGATTCTTTACAATCAAACAATAAAAACACCCCATAAATAGCCTTAAATATACTAAATATTTTTATCAAGCATGAGCAAAGACATTACATCTCTCCTTAAAGAAGCAACCAAAGACCTTCTTACAGACGAAACTTTAAAAGCAATTACTGAGGCTTTCGAAAAGAAAGTTGAAGAAAAAGTTTCTTTAGCAGTCGAAGCAGCTCTTGTAAAACAAGACGAAGAGTATTCAGTAAAACTTGAAAAAGTACTTGAGGCTATTGATGCCGATCATACTTCTAAACTGGAGAAGATTGTAAGCCGTATTGATGAAAATCATGCGGTTAAATTCGAGCACGCTTTCAAGACTATTGATACCGTACACGCTCGTAAATTGCAGGTGCTTGTAAATCGCTATGAAAGAGCTCTTAAGAACGAAGCGGATTCGTTTAAGAATACAGTAGTAGAGAATGTTTCCAATTATCTTGAACTTTACCTCGATAAGACTATTCCGGCCAAGCAAATACAGGAAGCTACTGAAAATGTACGTTCCCGTAAAATTATTGATGAAATTAAGCGTCTTGTAAGTCTTGATGAAACGTTTGTTAACGGTCAAATTAAGGAAGCTCTTATTGACGGAAAGCGTCAAATTGATGAAGCTAACGCAAAAGTAGTAGAAGTCTCGAAACAGGCTAAACTTTTAACTGAGCAACTCAATACTGCCCAAAAGAATCTTCTTCTGGAAAAGAAGATTGCAAATCTACCAGCCCCTAAGAAAGCCTACATGCTTAGAGTATTAGCTGAAAAAGACGCAGGGTTTATTAACGAAAATTTTGATTACGTATCCGAAATGTATGAAAAGAAAGAAGAAGAAACTCTTCAAACTTTAAAAGAAAACACCGCCCCTAAATCTAGAGGGGTAGATGTAAGTAAAGTAATTCAAGAAGATAGAAGCGGAACCAAGTCTTATAGTTCTGCTGATACTGATGATGGAGAAACGTATGTTGCAGAGTCTTACGTGTCTCTATTTAAGAATAAATTAGTTTAATAAATCAGATTTTTCTTTTAAAAGCCCCGGAAACGGGGCTTTTTTTTGTAAGTAATAATACACGTTGAAGTACTGTTAAGTACTTGAG